TCGCGCTTGTAACGTCCCAGCATGGATGATAGATGCAGAAGTTATGCGTTCTATGACATATCAAAACATCATAGATGCACGTAAAGATTTTATGGCTTACTCACTTGCACCATTTATCTCAGCTATTGAAGCTCGTCTATCTATGGATGATCTCACTCCACGCACCCAAGAGGTTCGCTTTGCAGTAGATGACACATTCTTACGCGTAGATCCTTTGGCGCGTTTGGAAGTTATACAAATGATGCTCGAACTACAACTCATTTCTCTCGATCAAGCAAAACAAATGGAAGGACTAGCACCAGATGGATCAGGACTCAGCAACGATGCACTTAACATTTAGCGCACCGATCCAAGCTGCCGATACTGGCCGCAGGATCATCTCAGGCGTTGTCGTACCTTTCGGCAAAGTCGGACACACCAATGTAGGCGCAGTTATCTTTGAACGCGGCTCTATAGCGATCCATGATGGAACAAAAATCAAACTGCTAGCGCAACATGAGCCAACGAATCCGATAGGCCGCGCTCAATCTTTTCAGACAACCGAAGATGCCATCTATGGGCAATTTAAGATGAGTGCATCTCAAAAGGGCAACGATTATTTAATCATGGCAGCCGAAGGTCTTATTGACGGCCTATCTGTCGGCGTAGATGTCATCGCATCAAAGCCAGATCACGATGGAGTTATCCATGTGACTGCTGCTGTACTCAAAGAAGTTTCTTTGGTTGAAACACCAGCGTTTGATAACGCCAAGGTGCTTTCTGTTGCTGCTCAAATGGGTGACATGGAAGAAGCAGCTGAGGAAGTTATAGAAGACAAAGAAGCAGAACTTATTGACCAGATTTCTAACGCCGTAGATCAACTGAAAACACTTCAGGACATCGAAGAAGCATTAGATGAAACCCAACCCGATACAGAAAGTGAGGCAAGCGTGGACGAAACCACAACAGCCGCAAAACCAGAGGCGATCGAAGATCGTCCAGTAATCAAGGCTTCACAGCCATATATCACCACAACTGTTCGCCACGGCATCACTTCTAAGGGCAAGTATGCTGAGCACAAAGTAAAGGCTGCACTCGGTAACGAGGAGTCAAAGCTTTGGATTGCGGCAGCAGAAGATCCTTCAAACATCACAGCTGCGGCAGATGCTATGTCAACTAACCCAGCTTTTAATCCTACTCAGTACCTCTCCACGTTTGTATCAAATACAAACTTTGGCAGACCAACTATTGATGCGGTAGGCCGTGGGATTTTACCTGCATCAGGGCTCACCATAAATATTCCGTCATTGGTTACTTCTGCTGGTGGCGGTTCTGATACTGCTCCAACAGTAGCTCTTACAGCTGAATCAGCTGCTCCATCTGATACAGGAATGACATCTACTTACGAATCAGTAACAGTCAAAAAGTATGCAGGTCAACAGACAATCAGCCTAGAGTTGATGGAACGTTCAGATCCAATCTTCTTTGATCAACTTGCTATTCAACTAGAGCGCGCATACTTGCTTGCTACAGATGCAGCCATGATCGCAGTCCTAACAGCACAAGGCACACAAGCTGCTACAACAGCTGGTACTTCTGCTGGTCTTATCAGCTACATTTCCACAGAAGCTCCTGCTGCTTATGCTGGTTCTTCATACTTCGCATCAAACATCGTGACCAATACTTCATGGTGGTCAACTTTGATCGGTGCTGTTGATACAACTGGTCGTCCGATCTACAATGCGATCAACCCTTACAACACAGCAGGTCAATCTGCTCCAACAAGCATCAAAGGCAACGTCCTTGGTCTTGATTTGTATGTAGATAAAAACGTCACATCTGGTTTAGTCGATGAGTCAGCATTCATCATTGCACCAGAGACAGCTACTTGGTGGGAGTCACCTACTGCGTACTTCTCAGTCAACGTGGTCAATTCAATGTCTGTCAACATGGCTATCTATGGCTATGGCGCAGGTAAGGTCTTGATCCCAGCTGGTGTTCGCCGCTTCAACCTTACATAAGTCGTAACGACATAAATGCCAAAGCTGTCGTTGTTGCCCTTCGGCAGCTTTGGTCTTAACAACTAGGAAGGATAGAGATGACTGCAACGCTAGTAACCGCCGCTGAACTTACAGATGTGCTTGGAATTGGCACTCTCTATTCTTCCACCATTGTCGAAGGTGTCTGTCAAGCTGCTGAGGACATTGTCACAGCCCAGTTATGGTTTAACTCCTACCCTATTGTCGGTGCTGGATGCGCCAGCAACAACGGCTATGTGGTTTTATCTAATCGGGACACATACACCACAGGTCAGACAATCCAAATTACCAATGCTGGTATTTATAACGGCACAAAAACGATTACAGCCACTTACCCTTACACAGTCGGCACTTCTGCATCGTTTCCTTGGTTTATCTTTTCGCCGTATAACCAGACTAATTTTCCACGTCAGTATTCAATCCTGCAGTTCGCTTTTACTCACGCAGACGATGTGTACCACCAGATCCAGCCTTACGGCCGCGCATCCATCGACTACGACACACAATTCACCGCTTACAACACAAAGAATGCTGTTCGACTAGCTGCGTTAGAGATCGCCGTAGATATGTGGCAATCACGCCAGCAATCCAGCGCAGGTGGCATTTCACCAGACTTTTCACCATCGCCGTACCGCATGGGCTACAGCCTTCTGCGCCGCGTGAACGGCCTTATAGCTCCTTACGTTTCGCCAAGGTCAATGGTGGGCTAAATGGTTGCCGTCACAGCACTCAGATCAACATTGGCCACGGCCTTAACAAACGATGGGGTTTGGCAGGTCTTTTCCTTTCCACCTGCCAGCCCTATCGCCAACTCAATCATCATCTCACCCGATGATCCTTACCTAGAGCCACAAAATAACCAACAAAACTCGATCTCACCTATGGCCAATTTCAAGATCACGATCATCGTGCCATTACTTGATAACCAAGGATCACTCAATGACATCGAGACATTCTTGGTAGGCGTATTTAACAAACTTGCATCAAGCTCTCTGAATATAAGAATGGGCAACTTCACAGCTCCAACTGTGCTGGGCGTAGATGTAGGACAAATGCTTTCCAGCGATCTATCCATTTCAATCCTTACTACTTGGAGCTAATTATGAGCGATTTATCACCAGAGAATCTGGCCTTTCTTAAACTGATCGGTCAGGACTATGTAAAACCAACAGAACCTACGCGCTACTCATTAGACGTAGATGCACCAACAGCTGCTCCTGTGGCAGCACCAGCACCAAAAGTAGCACCGACACCATCACCAGTAGCAGATACAACCCCTGCCACAGACTCAACAGAAGGAGCAAAATAAATGGCCGTCTTTATGCAAAATAACGCAGGATTCCAGATTCAGGTTTCATCCGCGTATGTGGATCTTACAAACCACGTTCAGTCAATTACCATCAATCGCAACTTTGATGAACTTGAAGTAACTGCGATGGGTTCATCTGGTCGGCAATATGTTGCTGGACTTGAAACATCAACAATCGCTGTTGATTTTCTCAACGATGACTTAACCGGATCTGTTATGCAAACACTTAACACGCTTGTTGGACAAACTGCAGCGTTTAAGATTTGTCAGACAACTGTGGCTGGTTCTCCATCAACTGCAACAATTTCTGCAGCTAACCCTCTTTACACAGGTTTGGTTTTGGTTAACAAGATCACACCAGTAGCAGGCAAGGTTGGCGATATTTCAATGCAGTCACTTACATTCACAGTATCAGGAGCAATCACAGTCGCTTCTACAGGTACTTGGTAATAACTAACCGATAGAAAAGGGGCAACAAAATGGCACGACTACAGATCAAGCTAGCCAATGGAGATGTAAGCGATCACCGCATTACACCATCTGTTGAGTACGCATTTGAGCAGTACGCAAAAAAGGGCTTTTCAAGGGCATTTGCAGAAGATCAAAAGCAGTCAGACATCTTTTGGCTGGCTTGGGAGTGCTTGCGCCGCAGCGGGACGATGAACCCGATCCCTACCTTCGGGCAAGGGTTTGTCGATCTGCTTGATGAAGTCAAGGTATTGGAAGATCTCCCAAACGTCTAGGGCGAGGCTCAATGCACTACCTAGTGGCACAAGTCGCGGTAGAAACTGGGATCTCGCCTAAAGACTTAATGGAATGCGATGAGCAAGTGTTCACCGCAATGGTTGAAGTATTAGTAGAAAAATCGAAAGCGGTGGAGAATGCCAATCGTGGTCACAGGGCTTAAAGAAGCTCAAAAGGCTATGCGGTCGCTTCAACCCGATTTAGAAAAGAACCTTAAAGTAGAGATCAAGGATTCTCTGTTGCCGATTGTTAAAAAGGCTAGAGGTTATGTACCTACATCCATTTCAGGACTTTCTAATTGGCTTTCATTTGAAGGTCGCTTTCCACGTTTCAATCCGCCATTAGTCAAGCGCGGAATTAAGTCCGAGGTCTTTCCTACTCGGCACAAAGGCTCTGGGTTTATCTCATTGGTACGCGTAGTCAATGCGACAGCTGCAGGTGCAATCTTTGAAACTGCTGGTCGCAAGAGTGGAAGTAAAGGTCAGCCATGGGATCCAAAATCAGGATCACACAATTATTCACATTCACGCAATCCAAATGCAGGTGCATGGTTTATTAACCAGATCGGCAATAAAGGCACAATGACTGGTGAAGGTGCTAGGCGCGGCCGTTTGATCTATCGAGCGTTTGCAGAAGATCAAGGCAAGATTCAAGTACACATACTTGCCGCTATTAACAAAACTTCTGCCCTTTCTAAACGGCGCGTAG